TACGTCAACGACCCCGAGGCCACCCCCTGGGACTACATCGTCGCCCACCTATTGCCCCTGGCCCCGCTCTCGGTCCTGCGCGGCCCTGATGGCCTGTTTCCCGTGCCCCACGATCCCGACTGGTCGAGCGCGCGGCCGATTAGCGCCATCACAGCGGGCGAGGAGTGGACGCGGATCGGGCCCATTCAGGGCGAACGCAGCCGAGACGACATCGTGAACGAGTACGAGCTCGCCTACGCCGTGGGCCATGAGTCCGCGGGTCGGCGGGTCGCCGTCGTCGGCAGCCGCAACGACGAAGAGGCCGAGCAGTCGTCAAGCTCCTACACGCTGATCTCGATCGGGCGCTACGGCGCTACGCAGGCCTCGAGCACTTCCGATGTCTTGTGGAACGATTCGTCGGCCCAGGTCGTGGCCCACATGACCGTGCGCGAGTCGTCACTACAGATCGAGTCGGCCCCCTACGCGGCGCCGATTACTGCTGGATGGCACCAGCTCGGCGACCAGATCACGATCACCGACGCCGCGGCCCAGTGGACCGACGCCAGGTGTGTGATCTACTCGAAGTCTTGGACGGGCACCGGCTGGGAGTTCCTCGTGCTGCGCGACGACGACCCGATCCACGATGTCAGGTCTACCTGATGGCCCAGCCCCCCTTCTACTGGGAGTCGGTCGAGTGGCCCGGCGTAGCTGTCGGCGGTGGTGACACGATCGAGGCCGCGATCTGGGTGTCCGAGTCGGCCTACATCGACCACGTCGAGGTGCTGATGCGGACGAAGCACACGGTAGGCACGTATACGTTCACGGCAACGAACACCGGAGCCGGGAAGTCGATTCTAACGGCGAGCAGCTACGACATGGCCAACGTGACAGCCGACGTAGTGACGGCCCTCGTTCTGTCCTCGTCGATATCGGATCGCACCATGGCCGCGGGTACGCTGCTCGGGCTGTCGATGGCCAGCGATAACGCCTCATTCGACGGCGACGGCATCCACGTTCGGATCCGGCTCCGGCGTGGGAGGGTAGCCTAATGGCCACGCTTAAGAGCCCCCTCTCGGCCGTTGTCGCGGCTATCGCAGCCTCGGGCGGCGGTGGTGGCACTGACGAGACTACGGCGACCCTGGGCGGTGCTGTGAGCGGCTGGGCCCCGGTGGCCGTGAGTTGGACGGCGAACGCTGCGAACCCACCAGGAAACACGCTGATCCAACTCGACAGCAGCCCCGCGCCCATCAAAGTCGGGTGCTACACGTTCCAGCCGGCCGCCCGCGATCTGATCAACGCCTCACACCACGGCGACAATGGCCGAGCCGGCGGGTTCTGGCTGCCGGCGGGCCTGACGACTCTCCGGCTCCGGATGATCTGGGGCACGACGGCGACCAGCAACGGGCTCGAGGCCTACTGGCGATTCAGGATGTACCAGTCAACGTCCGGCACCTACACCGAGGCCGGTATGACCAAGTACGAAACGGACGCCCTGACCACTCACACTGCTGCCGTGAACGTAGGGCAGGAAACCACGATCGACATCACGATCACCGGCTACACGGCCACCAGGCCGGTCTATGTGACCCTGATACGCGACGGCACCGACGCAAGCGACGACCTCGACCTGGCCTCGGTGATCTGGGCCCTGAGTCTCGAGTGTCAGTAGCCCCCGCCCATCCACTAAACTGAACACGAGGAGCGCCCACTATGGCCACCACGATCACGGGCAACGGCCCCAACCTCGCCAAGCGGGTCGCCCTCGACGCGACCGCCGTGAACTGTACGCAGATCACGTTCCCCTCATGGGTCAGGACGGCCTCGCTCTCGTTCTACGCGACCGATGGCACCACGGCCGACGGTGGCAAGATCACCTGGTCGGGCACCGACGGCGCGGCCATCGGTGACGACACGATGCAGATCGGCTCCGGCGGGGTCTATGGCTGGGCCTGCACCCCCGGCCGGTCCCAGCGGGTCGAGGTGATCTACATCGCCGCGTTGACGAACTCAGCCTACGCGCACCTCCACCTATCGGCGGACGACTGATGCCGGCGCCCGGATACCGGATCGCCCCCGTCGTAGCCGGAGCTGGCGACTCGACCGTGACCCCTCCGGCTGCAACGTCCGAGGCTGTCGCATCGGGTGGCACGCCAGCGGCTAAGACGTTCGGTGCATTCACCGACGCCGACGGCGTGATCAGTTCCTACTCGGCGACGATCAACAATACTGTCGGCACCACGGCCATCGCGGCGGGATCAGGCCTCGGCGCCTACTCGTTCTCGGGGCACGCTGATCTCGACTCCTTCGTGCTCTACCTGGATGCGAAGGACGCCTCGGGCGCCATCCTATCAACGGCCATCCACGGCGTCGGCATCGCCGGCACTGGTAGCGAGGCCCAGTCGCCAGCCGGCGCGTCGGGGACGGCGGTCAACCAGGAAGTTTTGCGTCACTGGGTGTTCACGTCCTGGGATGGAAGTACCCTCGACTTTCGCGCCAACGGGGCCGGGACGGAGGTGATCGACGGATCAGTGATCGAGCTGGTCGGCGGGCATGATCTAACGATCATCACGGCCGACACGGATGACACGTCCACCTGGCAGCTAGCTAGCGACGGCCTCGGCATGAGCTACGTCGTGACCAGTGGCTTTCCGCGGTTCGACTGGGACGCCAAGCTGCATCTCGACGACGTGGATGTGGCCGAGGTCGTCTATGTCTGGGATATCGTCAGCGTCGGTACCGGCGACGGGTTCAGGCTCGACACGATGAGCAACACAACGGGCGCGTTTACTGCTGGCGATATTCTGCGCGAGGTGAACTATAGCGGCACCGTCTGGCGTGATCGCATGGGCTATTGGACCGGCTCCGCGCATACGTCGAGCGCCTACGTCACGGTCAAGACCGGAACCCCGACCGCGGCCAGGATCGGGACCGTGTATGCTGACTCGGCGGTGATGGGTCGCAGCGATGCCGACGCCAACGGCACGCCGGATCGGATGAGTCTCACCCAGCGAAACTTCAATCGCGCGGTCGGGGTGCTGGCGTCCACCAGCGCTACGCGCCTCTGGTCTGGAAACATGTGGAATCGGGTGATCGTGATCTATGGAGCCGGCATTACTTGCCGGCTGCGCGAGATCATCGTGATTGGGGGTGTGTGATGCCTGTTGATATCGTAGCTGTCCGCGTCGAGGTTCAGGCGTTCAGCGGCGTCGGCGCACCCAGTGGCCCAGGCATGGACGAGTTGGTCGGCGAGCTCCACATCCGGATCCGCGGCGACAGTGTGACCCGCGGCGCTTCCGATGCCGCCCTATGTGCGGCCCTACAGTCGGCGATCGATACGATGCCGGGCAACAACCGGAACGCCACCGACATGCGTGACGGACTCCAGGTCGGCCTTGACGAGTGTGTCGCCAGAGTGGCCCGCGGTGAGGGCCTACGATGACCGGCGCCGCTGAATAATGATCGCCCTGCTCCATCGTCAGCATTCGGAGGCCCAGTCGGGGGCCGCCGTAGACCTCGACGGCGATGGAGTGATCGAGGTCTGGGAGCGCGAGTATCACCTGACCCCGATCTACCTCGACGCGATGCAGGCCGAACTTCAACGAATGGGCGTGGGCGTCGTGATGGTCGAGGGCCGACCGTATGGCGAGTGGCACACCTGGGCCTGCGCCGAGGCCGCGGCCAATCCTCGCTGGCCGGTCGCCTACTGTGCCGCGCACCTAAACTCGGTGCCGGGCGGTAGTCCGCTGGCGTGGATGTTCTACGACCGGCGCAGCTCGGGCGGTCAGGCACTGGCCCAGGACATCACCGACGTGATGGCCGAGGCCGGGGAGCGCACACGGGCACCGACTGGGGCCTACGATGACCGGACGGACAGCTCGACGCCGTGGCTCTACAATCCCTGGTATACGATCCGCGGTATTTATCAGGGTCCAAGTAACATATCCTCGGTATGCCTCGAGCCTGACACCGTCCAGCACCTCGCCACCCTCGGCGACGAGGCCGACGTACACCAGCGCCTCGATCGAGTCGGTCGCCTGCTCGGCCAGGGCGTCTATCGCTGGTTGCAGGCCCGACGATGAGTAAGCCCCTGACCAGCTCGCGCACACTCAGGGCCGGCGGCTACACGGCCCTTCTCGGGGTCAGCTACACGGCGATCTATGTCGGCCTGGCCCTCTTCACCGACGCGACCCCGGACGTGCTGGCCGGGATCCTGACCCTCGCGACGATTAGCTGCGGCTCCGGTGCCGTTGGTACGGCCGCGTTCGGGATTCGGCACACCGGTTCCGCCGCGCCGACCTCCGACGAGCTCGCGCTGCGAGGGCCGCCATGAGCTGGCAAGTGTTCGCCGTGTTCGCCCTGTGCCTCTACGAGGGCGGGATCTTCGTGGCCTGGCGCATGGGCCGGCTGTCCGACCGCTGGGCCCTCGGCCTCGCCCTGGGGCCTCTGGCACTGCTACCCGTCGCCCTGCTGGTGAGAGACCCCCGCCGGCTCGACGAGGCGCCCCAGGCCCCCTACGAGCCGCCCGAGACAGACCCGGGAGTCCTCGCGGCCGAGCGGGTGATCGACGCGGGCGTCACAACCGACCTCGATGCAGTCGAGGAGGCCGAGACCGAGGCGGATCGGCTGGCCCGGCTGCTCGCGATCACTGATGAGGCGCACTGATGTTGCTCCTCCTGTCCGTCGCCCTGGCCGCGCCCCTGCCCCCCTACCCGGTGCAGGCCGGGCCCTCTCCGCACGACTGCGACTATTCCGCGCCCTGGGCCGGCGGCCATGGCTGGATTCTGCCGGAGGGCATCTCAGAGCCGTCGTGCGACCTCGTGGGCCTGCCTCCGACCCGGGCTAGCCAGCTCCGCAAGGTCGAGATCTGGGCCGATGGATGCCGTCAGCGATTCGCGATCGAGGTCGCCTCCTGTGGAGGACGCCTCGACCAGTGCGCTACGGACACCGACGAGGCTCGAGCCGCGGCCCTGGCGTGTCACGACGCAGCGGCGGGCGATAGCCGGCGCCAGTGGTTCCGCGGTGCCGCCGTCGGTGCCGGCGCGGGATCCCTGCTCACTCTGGTGGCCGTCGTCGCCATCGCCATCCTGTAGGGGGCCCCATGAAAGCGATTCTCAACGATCTGAGCTGGAGCCGAAAGGCCGGCCTGACCCTCGGCCCGACGGGCGCCCTGGCCCTCGCGTTCTGGGGCCTGTCGTGGTGCTGGGGCGAATACCAGGCGATCACCACGGCCATCGGCTCGTGCGTCACTGCGTCGGAACTCGAGGAGACCCGCGAGGCCCTACAGGAGGAGCACGATCTGATCCTGGCCCACGAGACCCTGCTCGGCCTGATGGCGCCGCACGTTCTCGGGGGTGGCTCGTGATCGCTCTACTGCTGGCCCTGAGCATCGCCCACGCCGACGACGAGGCCGCCCCCGTGGTCGAGCCGACCCCTGACGAAGAGGACGCCGACGAAGAGGCCCTCACCCCGAGCCCCCGCGAGCAGGCGAAAGCCGAAGCCGCGGCCAGACAGGCCGCCCTCGAGGCGATGATAGAAGCCGCTGAGCAGGGCAAGCCGCTGCCCGAGGTGCAGGACGATGACACCGAGTGATCTGGGGATCGTTGGAGTCCTGTTCGCCGCTGTGATGGCGCTCGCGAAAGCGGTCGAGCATCTGGCGGCCCGTGCTCGACCCAAGCCGCCCGAGGGCGACTCCGGGCCCAGCACCGGCAAGATCGACGCGATGCACCTCGTCATCACGGCGCGTGACACTGACGAACGCTATCGGCTGTGGGCCGGATCGAGGCTCGAGGGCGAGCTGGTGAAACTGCGCGAGGCCGTCAACCGTGGCACCGAGGCCCAGGAAGCATCGACGGTGGCGATCACCCGGCTGGCCGTGGTGCTCGACCAACGGGACGCCCTCTAATCGGGCCCGGCCATTAGAACGGGATGTCCTCGTCCGGAACCGCCGTGGGCCGAGGCCTCGACTGATGCACGGGCGCGTCGGGGTCTACCCGCTGCCCCTGCCCCCGGTCCTGGCCCTGGCCCCGGTCCTCGCGCTTGCTCGGCGGGTGGTACCAGTTGGCGTTCTCCAGCTCGACGGAGGTGCGCTCGGCACCGTCGCGGCCCTGATAGGTGCGGGTCGTCAGCTCGCCCGAGACGACGACGCCCGAGCCTTTCGCGAGCTGTTTGATCGCAGCCTCGCCCGACTTGCCCCAGATGGAGCAGCGAACCCATGTGGTCGTCTTCCGGTCGCCCCAGCCGTGGTCGCTGGCCACGTTCAGGGACACGACCGACGACGATCCGGCCTGCCTCGATTCGGGGTCGCGACCGAGCCGGCCGATGACAGTGGCTCTAATGGGCATCTACTCCTCCTCCTCGCCCGTGCGGGCAATGGATCGCAACGTGTCGGCCCCGGTTCCGCGGAACCAGCGGGCCATAAGGCCTTGAGTGTCCTCGTCGGCCTGGGACGCGGCCGGCTTGCCGTTCAGGGCGCACCAGGCATCTACAGCGGCCCAGGACGCCCCCGCACGGGCCAGGACATCGGCCAGGGTCTCCTCGGCCGTCGGCACCAGCTCGATGCGCTGGGGGCGCCTCCGAGACAGCCGCACGATGCACTCGATCGGCTCGGTCAGGCTCGGGGCCCCTCGGACGCGGATCCCGCCGACGACTTTTCCGCCAACTCGCACGGTCTGATCGTTGTAGAGGGTGATCTCCTTGCCGGTCCACCCCTCGAGCAGGGGCCCGAACATGGCCGCGATACAGTCGGCCGCGGTCTTGCTGGGTAGCCACGGCTTGGCATCCTCGGCCCAACTGATGACCAACTTGTGCCGGTCGGCGCCGCCGTCGGGATCCTCGACATCCAAGCCGCGGATCTCGGCCATCGTGAGGGTTCGGTCGTCGTCGAAGTCCAGCGCGGTGGAGAACTTGCCCCCGAAGAAGAGCCTGTAGTCGGTACTCATCACCAGCTCCCGTCGTCATCGCGTGGATAGGCCCAGGCCGGGAGGGGCAGATCGGTGATCTCGTCGAGGCGGCCTGGCCACTCGTCCGAGGCCCGGCACTCGGCCAGCCGGTCGAGGAGTTCGTCTCGTAGAACCTCGCCAGCGTAGAGGGCCGTGTCAGGGTCGAGGCTGAACACGCCGACATCGTGGGGCGCCCTGTCCTCGACGGCGACGATCAGATGATCGACGTATCGCGCGTCACAGCACCGCCGGACGCCCCCGCCGTAGAACGCGAGCTGGCCGTGCCATCCCAGTTTGGCCGCCGTCGCCCCGAGCTGAGCCGGGTTGACCGTCTGGACCGTCTTCAGATCGACGAGGGCCCAGCGGCCATCGCCTCGGTCTATCAGCCGGTCGGCGCGGCCCTTGCAGTCGATGCCCCGGGACTCGTCGCGCCATTGGAGCGTGATCTCCGACTTGCCGAAGGGGCCGCCGAGCAACGGCCCCGCGATCGGGTGATCCTTTACCGCGTGGGCAATCGCTCCGATCTTCGCCATCTCGGTGAGGTTCAGGATGTCGAGGCCCTCGTGCTCGTCCTTGAAGGCCTGATAGGCCTTGCCGGCTCGGCGGCCCCCGTCCCAGACCGCGTACTGATTGTCGAAGTCCTCCGGCTCGAGCACGGCCGCGTGGATGGCCCGCAGCACCCGACGGCCGGGGGTGTCGCCCGTGTCCTCGGGGTGCTCGACGGCGTAGCGGTAGTGGGCCGGACTCTGCCGGAGGAGTTTTAGCCGCGACCAGTTCACGGCCTCGATCTGGCGATATTCGTCGAAGTTCATGCGGCCCCCTTCTCGGCCAGTCGCCGGGCATCGTCAACGGCCTGCAACTGTAGCTGTTCGCACAGCGCCAGCCACTCGGCCGGGGGCACGTCCTTGGGATAGATCAGGGTCAGCAGCGGAACGGACCCGACCACGATGGACCGGCGGAACGTGGCGCCCATGTGGTGCCACTCGATCCGCTCGGGCACGTCCCAGCGGCTCCGGACTCGCGGCCAGTCAGCGGCCCCGATCTGGTGCCTCACGTAGCCGAGCTCGAGGCCGGAGTAGGACTCGACGCCGATCGCTGTCAGCTCGAGGCCGACCGCGACCCATGCGTCCACCCTCTCGGCGTGGTCGCGCACGGATGCCTGACCGATTGCGTGGTAGTCGCGGCTCATGCGAGCACCAGCAGCAGCCAGAGGAGGACCGCATAGGCGGCGCGGGCGGTGGTCGAGGTCATCATGGTCGGGCTCCGTTGGTAGAGAGTGCGGGCCCTGCCCCCGCTTGCCGGTCTGCCCCATCGCTCGGCTTGCGACTGGGCCCGTCTCCGTCCGAGGACGCGCGGGCGGGTAGGGCGGGCATCAGGAGGCGGCTCGGGCGGCTGCGATGCGGCGGGCTTCGCGGATGCACTCGGCCCACGTCTTTCCGAGTAGTGTCCCGCGGACACACAGGCGGCCGTCAGCGCTGCGGCTCCACTCGTGGGGCCGGCTGTCGGTCAGGCGGGCGAGGGTCGCTTCGTTGCGGGTCATCGGCTGCTCCCGACGCTGGCGATGTGAAGACCGCGAGCGCAAATGGCTGTGGCGCGGGCGTCGGCTGCCGAGCGGGTCAGGAATCCAGGGATGGTCTTGACCAGTCGGGGGCCGAGGTAGACCAGAACCGTGTAGGTGATGGCGGCGGTCATCGTGCCACCTCGGCGACGGGCTCGAGGACGCGCTGGGAGCCGGCCGCCGTGTCGTAGACGCAGCCATCGTGAAACTCGACGAGGTTCAGCTCCTCGGCAGCCTCGACGCCGAAACAGTCGGAGACCATGGCCAGGAAGGCCTCGATCGAGGGGTAGCGATTGTCGCTCTGGTTGTCGAAGCGGTCATTGCAGCAAGTGTAGAGGGTGTCCATAGTCCTTCCTTCGCAGGGCTTCCGGCCCGGCCCACTACATATAGGGGCCGCTATCGGTAACGTCAAGCCCGCTTGCGATTATTCTCGCGACACTTGCGCCGTGAACTGGTCGCGGCTACGCTCGGGACAACCGGAGAGATCATGTCCGACATCACCCGCACCATCGGCCACGCGCTGCGAGTCCGACGCGCCGAACTGCGACAGACCCAGGCCCAGGCCGCGGCCGTCGTAGGGGTCAGCGCCACGAGCTGGCGAGCCTGGGAGTCCGACGCCGTTCTGCCGAGCGTCGAGCGATTGCCCGTCCTGCGCGGCTGGCTCGATGTCGATGGCGGTCGGCTCCTCGACCTGATCGCGCAGGCCAGAACATGAGGCCAGATCTGCACACCGACGTGAACCTGCGATGGGAATCAGCAGGAGAGGGCGCGTCGGTAATCCCCCCTGACGGCGCCGCGGCCACCGCTATGGACACCACGGCCGCGGCGCCTACCCTCCTCTCGAGTTCAACCCCCAGCACAGGAATCGCCGAGGACCTACGGACCGGTTCGGCCTGCATGGTGCAGGCTGGGCCGGATCCCGTCCTCTCCTGGGTCTGGGGCGCCCTGCTCCTCGATGGTCGGCTGGTCGCGGCCGTCACACCGGCTGGGGGCCGGTACCGCGCCACCCTGTACCGTGCCGATCTGGTCGTCTCGGATCGGCAGACCTTCGACGAGCGGGCCGACGCCAGGGCCTGCGCCGAGTCGCACGGGCGGCGGGCCATCTGATGGATCCCAACACGCGCTGCTACGTCTGTGATCGGCGCGTAGGAAGCCGAGGCGAGCTCGATCACTTTCCGACGCCCAAGAGCCTCGGGGGAGAGGAGACCGAGCCGATCTGTCTTCCGTGCCATGACCTAAAGGATCGGATCGGCGTCAGGCGGTGGAATCCATCTACAGCGTTCGCCTCGATGAGTGGGCTGTGGACAAAGGCCTCACCAGACGAGCGATTGATGCTCGCGAAAATCTTCCATGTGTATTCTCAGGGTTTGGTCACGGTCGCCCGCCGCAACGAGAAGAGGAAGGAAGCGAAGCGCGCCGCGATCGAGGACTCCCTCGCGATGGCGTACAAGGCCGAGCGCGGCGAGTACACCGGCGGGGAGCCGCCCTATGGCTGGCGCGTGTCGGCTGATGGCGTGGTCCTCGAGGCCGACGAGCGCGAGCAGCAGGTAATCGCCGAGGCCTGCGAACTCCGAGCCGCCGGGCTGTCGCTTCTCGAGGTGGGGGCCGAGCTGGCTGTCTGCGGCCTGCTGCCCCGCTCCGGGGGCCGCTGGAACGCCGTTACCGTGAGCGCGCTGCTGTCGGCGAACGACAAGCTCAGCAAGAAGTCGGCGCGCTCCACCCCCCAGCTCGGACTGTTCTCGTGAGAACGATCGGAATCGACCCAGGCAAGTCGGGCGGGATCGTCTGCCTCGGCGATAACCTCGACGTATACGCACGCAGGGCGAACGGGCCGACCGGCTACGAGGTCAAGGGCAAGTCGCCGCCGAACCCCGAGCAGTACCTCGACGCCCTGCTGGCCGTGCGGCCCGACTCGATGTGGATGCCCCAGCTCGTCGTCGTCGAGCAGCAGCAGCCGATGCCCAAGCAAGGCCTGTCCTCGACCTACCGGACGGGCCTGGGGTTCGGCCTCTGGCTCGGCCTGCTGACGACCCTGGGCTGGCCCTACCGCGTGGCTCGAGCTCGCGACTGGCGCAGGACCGCGGGGATCCCCGTCGGCGGCGGTGGAGACCCGAAGGCGGCCACCATTCGAGTCGTTCAGGCTCGGCTACCGGCCCTCGACCTGACACCGGGCGCGACCCGCAAGCCGCACGACGGCCTGGCCGACGCGGCTGGCATGGCGCTGGCTGCTCGAGTCTGGCTCCGGGGTGGCCTGTGAGCGCCGGCCTGCGTATCGGCTCCCTGTTCGCCGGTATCGGCGGCCTCGAGCTGGGCCTGGAACGGGCCGGAGTCGGTCACACGGTCTGGCAAGTCGAGCAGAATGAATACGCGCGGCGGGTGCTCGCGCGGCACTGGCCCAACGCGAAGAGGTACACCGATGTCCGAGAAGTTGGGGCGCACAACCTTTCCCCTGCCGATGTCGTCTGCGGCGGGTTCCCGTGTCAAGATCTCAGCGTCGCCGGTCGGCAGGCCGGATTGGATGGCGCCCGGTCTGGCCTCTTCTTCGAGTTGTGGCGCATCGTTGACGAGCTACGACCCCGATACATCGTGCTGGAGAACGTCGCAGCTATCCTGTCTGCCGACGACGGTAGGGCACACGGCCGAGTTCTCGGAGAGCTGGCCTCGAGCGGGTACGATGCGGTCTGGGACTGTGTACCGGCTGCGAGCGTCGGTGCCCCGCACATACGGGACCGCTGGTTTCTCGTCGGGTGGGCCACATCTGGCACAGTTCCCGACCCCGAGCGCGAGCAGCTACGGCAGCTCGGGCAACGGCTCGGGCAACAACGTGACGAGCCGCGGGCGGCCGAGCCTCGACTCGATGGCGCGGCGGAACATGTGGCCGACTCCCACGACCCAGGACGCCGCGAACAACGGCGGCCCGTCGCAGCATCGGCGCAACTCGCTGCCGTTGAACGCGGCGGCTGGTGGCAAGTTGAACCCAGCGTGGGTCGAGTGGCTGATGGGATTCCCGACCGGGTGGACCGTCTGCGAGCCCTCGGCAACGCCGTAGTGCCACAGGTCGCCGAGGTCGTCGGGCGCGTCCTGCTATCGATCCGCGCCGACCTGGGGGCCGTATGACCCCCGACCCTCGCGGCCTGCCGATGGTCTGCCGGGTATGTGGCGAGGACGCACACGCGGCGCTCCTGTGGCCAGGTCGGAGGCCTCGGGTGCTGTGCCGCAACCACCTCGACGACGCCCAACGGATGCTGCGCCGGTTCAATGCCTGCTCGAGGCGGAAGGCCTCGCGGGGTTCCGTGTGATTCACCATAGGAAGGCCCAAGAATGAATCGAACCGAAGACGGTCGCTACTACCCAACGCAAGCCGATACGGCCCTGCTGCGTGCGCTTCTGCACTACGTCGGAACCAGCCCCGGCACATGGACGACGACGACCCTGGCCGAGCGTATGACACACGAGCCGGCCGCCATCGTTGACGCGGTGCGCGTGCTCCAGCTCGACGGGCGCCTCCACAGGACGAAGCCGGGCGGGCCTGGGCTGCTGCGTGTCGTGGCCCCGGCGTCCTACCGGGCAAGGGCGCGGGCTCGAGTCGCCGAGGGCGTCCTGGGGCTACCGGGGCCGCGTCAAGTTGGGCTGTTCGCGAGAACTCGAACAGGAGCATCTGAATGACTGTTGAATATGACGAGTTCCTCGCCCGCAAGCGGCGCCACATTCCGCCCGCGGGATTCGATGCCAACGCTGAAGGGTTCGGCCTTTTCCCGTTTCAAGCAGCTACAGTCGAATGGGCGCTACACCTCGGACGGGCTGCGATCTTCGCCGATACGGGCCTGGGTAAGACCGCTATGCAACTTGTATGGGCGCATCGGGTAGCTGAGCATACGGGCAAGCCAATCCTGCTGCTGGCACCGCTGGCAGTCGCCGAACAGACCCGGCGCGAGGCGATCAAGTTCGGGGTGCCCGATGTCCGAGTGGTGCGCGACGGTGCCGAGGTATTGCCCGGCATCAACATCACCAACTACGAGCGGCTGCATCGGTTCGACGGGATCGACGTAGGTGGCGTCGTGCTGGATGAGTCGAGCATCCTGAAGAGCTTTAACGGCAAGATAAAGGCGGCACTTGTCGCCCGTTTCGCGGACGTTCCATATCGGCTCGCCTGCACTGCCACCCCGGCTCCTAATGATCATGTGGAACTCGGCACCCATGCCGAGTTCCTGGGTGTGATGACTCGCACCATGATGATGGCTCGCTGGTTTATCAACGACCTGTCGAACACCGTCGCCCCGTGGCGCTTGAAGAAGCACGCCGTCGAGTCGTTCTGGGCGTGGGTTACCTCGTGGGCTCGATGCATCGGCAAGCCGTCGGACATGGGAGATTACGACGACGAGGGCTACGACTTGCCGGCGCTGAACATCCACCGGCACTCAGTCAGCGTGGACATCACCGACGACGCTGGAGACGGGATGCTGTTTCGGGCGCCGGAGCTGTCCGCCACTCAGATACACAGAGAGAAAAGGCGAACGGCTATCCCCCGAGCGGAAGCAGCCGCAGCAATCGTTGCAGCCGAGCCCGACGAATCATGGCTGGTCTGGTGCGAGACCAACTATGACGCCGACGCATTGAGGGCGACACTACCCCTGTCGGCCTTCGAGGTCCGAGGCAGCCACAAGCCCGAGCAGAAGGCAGAACGCTTGCTGCGTTTTGCTGACGAGGGTGGCGTGATGTTCACCAAGCCGGGCATCGCGGGCATGGGCCTGAACTACCAGCACTGCGCGCGCCAGGTATTCGTCGGCTTGTCTTTCTCCTATGAGCGGTTCTATCAGGCTGTCCGCCGGTCATGGCGGTTCGGCCAGACTCGGCCCGTGGATGCCCACGTCATCATGGCACCGACCGAAGCTGTCACGTGGAAAGTTATCCAACGCAAGCAGGGCGAACACGAAATCATGAAGGTCTCGATGTTCTCGGCCAGTCGTCGGGCGGTGGCCAGTGCGGCCAGGCGAGGAACCTACTTTCCTACCCCATGCGGCGTCATTCCGACGTGGCTACACACGGAGCAACCACGATGATCAACTGCCTCGACCATGCCCACGGCCGCGACTTCGCGATGTATCGCGGAGACTGCGTAGAAGTCTTGCGCCAATTGCCCGAGAACAGCATCGACTTCTCCGTGTTCTCGCCTCCGTTCTCTTCCCTGTATACCTACTCGGACAACGACCGAGACATGGGCAATGTGGGGTGCGATGCTGAGTTCTTCGAGGGTTACCGACACGTCGCTCGCGAACTGTACCGGGTGATTCGGCCGATGCGACTGATCGCCGTTCATTGCTCAGACATCCCCATGCTGAAGCAGAACACCGGCAAGATCGGGCTGTCGGACTTCTCGGGGCAGTTGGTCCGTGCCCATCAGGAGGAGGGGTGGTTGTTGCACAGCAAGATCACGATCTGGAAAGACCCGGTCACAGAAATGCAGCGCACGAAGTCGATCGGCCTACTCTACAAGCAGCTACGAAAGGACAGCGCATACAGTCGCGTCGGCCTTCCTGACTATATGCTCATCTTTCGCAAGTGGGATGAGTCGCACCCCGCCCGGGTTCCTGTGACCAAGAACGCCGCAGACTTCCCAGTGGGGCAGTGGCAGCAGTACGCATCGCCCGTATGGAAGACGACCGCATCCACCGAGGATCCGTGGCATCGGACAGCCGACCCGGTCTGGATGGACATCAACCAGAGCAACACTATGAACGCCAGATTAGCGCGAGGAGCCAAGGACGAGAAGCATATGTGCCCACTCCAGCTCGACGTGATCGATCGATGCATCCGACTATGGACTAATCCCGGCGAGGTCGTGCTATCTCCGTTCGGCGGTGTCGGATCCGAGGGCGTGGGCGCGCTCCGTCTCGGCCGAAAGTTCGTAGGCATCGAGCTGAAGGGTAGCTACTTCGAGAGGGCCGTAATCAACCTGCGTCAGGAAGAGGGCGCCGAGCAGATGGGCATGTTCGGATGAATTGGCTCCAGACTCATACCGGACGAGCATTTACACCACTTACCCCCGTTGCCCGTGACATCCACCTCGCCGATATCACTCACGCCCTGTCCAATATCTGCCGATTCACGGGCCACACCCGGCGATTCTACTCTGTCGCCGAGCATTCGTGTCGAGTGCATGATCTCGTGGTCTCATGGGGCCATCGCGCCGACCGTGGACTGCGGCGCCTTGCCCTGCTCCATGATGCGGCCGAGGCGTATCTGGTTGACCTCCCGCGACCGGTAAAGCGGGCGAGTGGCTTCGAGGTCTATCGCCGATCTGAGAAGGCACTGGCGGCTATGATTGCCGAACGATTCGATGCTGGTGCCACGCTGGACGAGTGGCGGATAGTCACCGCGGCCGACGACATATTGCTGGCCACCGAGGCCCAGCACCTGCTCGGCCCAACGCCGAAAGCCTGGGCACCGCTGCCCGAGCCTATGGCGATGGCATGGCACAGTCGCATGGGATGGTCGCCCATGCGCTCCCGATTCGAGTTCCGTCGGCGCTGGATGGTGGTTCGATGAGTCTCGGCCCCCAGATCCTCGGCCTTGTCCGGCTCCGGCGAGGGGTCACGGTCAAGCGGCTGTGCCTGTGGACGGGGGCGGGCCGCGTCGATGTCGAGCTGGCCGTGGCTGAACTGTATCGACAGCGCCTGGTGACGTTCGGGGCCATGTACATCGAGCCGATCGGCGCCTTGTGGACGCGGGCCGATGATGAGGGGTGCCCGTGACCCTGCACCTCGAGCACGACGCCCCGATCGAGAAGGTGCGCGCCTGCCTCCGAGTGCAGGCCGTCATCGTCGGCGGGCGCCTCGTGCGGTTCGTCGGCCGGGGCCAGTGGCTGG